GTCCGCCTGCATAGTGAGTAGTAATCTCGTCATACTCTATCACATCGCCAGGACTGTATCCTTTAATAACATCTGTTGTTACTACACGAGTTGCTTTGCGAGTAAGTCCTCTTTCAGTATACCAACTGGTGTGCCATGGACCCATCATGTTTGTGCTATAACTAATCATACTAACTCCATCCAATCTGTGTCATCTGGCATCATGAATACTTGTCCTTTGAATTGTTGTTGTTCTCTTAATTCATTATAGACACTTGAGTTATTCATACGCAATCCATACCCTTCTTTGTGGCATTTATAACAAGAACCACTGTAACCATAGAACTCATAGTAGTCACCATCCTCTTTAACTTCGGTGATACCACTGTTTATCCTCCACGAGTCGCCGGACGAGTAACCACCACTCCATCCTGCTAGAACTTTGTAGAAAGGGAACGTGCCTTTGCCTTGTTTTAGTTTAAGTACTACCCAATTGTCTGGTCTATAATCCACTGTCCCAATCTCCAAATACAGTAGGTGCCTGTATTGCCGCTTTTTCCATATAGTAATTACCAGGATAATGCTTTAAGCAACGATATGCTTCTTTCCTTACAGCACTTGGCACTCTTGGTGTTTTCTTAGGGTCCATTAAGTCAACTAAGAACTGACGAGTGTTGTTTACTGCCCATCTTCGTTCATTCGGCATTGTCATGTTCATTTCTCCCAATCTTCATAGGTCTTCCTTCCAAGTTTTGCTATCAATAAACACTTTTAGTGTACGGTCATCATCTTGCAGACTATATTTGATACCTTCGTCATCTTTGAGATACTTTGTATAGCTACGTCCGTTCTCATCAATAACTTCAAAGCGGGTCACACCTTTCATACGCTGTAGTTCTTCACCATCAAAAATAGCATTATGAATAGCCATATAGCCACAATTCATACCTTGTGTATACATGTTAGGAGCAAACCCAAATACATTATACAATGCATAACGATATGATCCTTGGTCTTTTATTTCTGCTGTGTGCATACGTTTAATGACTGCATAAAAGGCATCTTCACGTTCAACCTCAGTTAAACCTTCCCACCACTTATCGTTATCTACTTCGTATACTTTTCTAGCATCACTGAATGCTTCTTGTATGTTTGCAATCTCTATAGAGCCAGCAAACTCTTGCCATTTATTCTTACTCATTTCGATATACCAACTCAGTTTCAAATGCAGTTTTAATTGCTGGGTAGATCCGGTTCTGGGTTTCAAGTACTGCTTCAATATGGGCAGTATCCATATCACACAACTTTTTATAACTTAGCGGTTGGTCACCGCTAATGCCATATGTTCCCCATTTACATGCTTCACGCACTTTATCATGTCCATCATCTATGCGGACAGTTAGGTACTCCTGATCAGCATGGGCACTGGATCTAACATAATCTAACCCACCGTCAATCATGTACTCTTTACCGTTTTTATCAGTGTGGGTAACATAATCATGTCGGTGACGGCTTTCAATTATTGTACCATCTGGTGTTTTTAATGCATTATAAATTATTCTATCATCAGTCATTGCATCTATCCTATTTCAATATGGCGAGCTAGTAAGGATTTGAACCCCAATCGCAAGGTTTTGGAGACCTGCATCTTACCATTAGAACACTAACTCTTATTTTGGTGGGCCTTCTAGGATTTGAACCTAGGACCTGACGATTATGAGTCGTATGCTCTAACCAACTGAGCTAAAGGCCCAACTACCTACACTTACTACTTAAAACTGGCTCCGAATCGTGGGATCGAACCACGGACCAATTGATTAACAGTCAACTGCTCTACCGCTGAGCTAATTCGGATCTTTCTGGTCGGAATACGAGGATTCGAACCTCGGACCTCCTGCTCCCAAAGCAGGCGCACTACCAAGCTGTGCTATACTCCGGTATTAGTACTGGTGCCCGTCACCTCTTCACGGGAATCTTTCGATATCCTCCGACGCTTCGAACTAACGCACCCAATTGTACGGACTACTGTCATCGTGCTCCAATTCCTAGGAACGACCCTAAGTTCTTTCATAGAAGGAGCAACTTACTACTAGCACATAGTTACTGTGCTTGTAAGGTATTATTTATCCAGTGCGATGAATTAGATGGAATCCAAATTGTGTTTGAACTGGCTTGCTAATTGCACCAATAGCTGTACGCAATGTTGCTTCCTCAAACGGCTTAACCATTGCACCGGAACTAAACGTTCCCAAGTTCCCGCCTTGTGCTTTACTCGGGCAACTACTATGTTGCTTTGCTAATGAAGAAAAACTCTGAGGAGTTGCTTCTGCTAGAATTGCTTCTGCTTTTTGTAATGAGTCTACTAAAATATGACTTGCTTGCATTATTATTTCTCTTGTATTGGTACCCGGAGACGGACTTGAACCGTCATGCTATTTCTAGCGAGGGATTTTAAGTCCCTTGTGTCTACCAATTCCACCATCCGGGCTTTAATTGTTATGCAGAGTGCGAGTTTGCTATCTCTGCTTGTATACGCTCTTCGTGGTCGTCGTGTTCAAACTCTACGTCGTTAAACTGTCCTAGGCTTACACTAGATTCAAATGACTGCCATAGTTGTTCAAACCGGGCAGTATATAATACACTAATTGCATCAACAGTAATATTACTAACACTGTCTTGTGCTATTAGCATCTTTAGATCATCTACTACTTGCCAGCAGTGCATGATGTCTTGTTCTAAATCAAATCTATCTCTTGCCATTGTTGTCTACCTTTCTAAAGTTTAGCTATTATACAGTATATTACTGGTCAAGTCAACTATTATTTCTAACATATTTAAAATAATATTCAGCTAGGGCCTTCTCTTTTAAGTAGGCTTCTTTTTCCCACGGTGAATCCCAATACTCACTTTGATTACTACGAGCCACAAACTTCTTACCTTTAAACTTGCTACTGTCTAAGTTTAACCCATCTTTAACAAATTGCCTAACATGTATCATTTCGTGTGCAAGTATCTTAATCATGTCTGATGAACGTTTTTTACGCATAACAAAGATACTGACTTCCCATGGAACATTTTTCTTAACTTGCTGTGCCCAACACCAGCCTTTGCAATCGCCGTCTGTTTTATCTACAGTACGGCCTATGCTAATATCAAACTCCATTGGTATATGTGCAATACCTAATTTAGTAGCCATTATATTAACTGCTAACTCTAACTTAACTGCAATACTAGTGTCGTACGGTTTCCCTCCGGCAGGACCGGTAACTGTAATAGACATGATGTTATCCTTCTAGAACGTTAAAATGCTTGTAAGTTTGTTGTACACAAACTGCTTGATAATATGCATCAGCATCAGCACTGTGTAGATTTTGCTGAATTGCTTTACGTGGATCAACGGGCATCATATTAAATATAGTCCGGCAATCCATAATCTGCCAAAATGCCCACGCAGTGTGGTGTTCAAATTGACCGTATAAATTCTCAAGTATTACCATATCAAACTGCGGACCTTGGCACCAAATCTTGTCTACACCTACTAAGTACTTGTTAAGTTGGCCCATAAAATCTTTAACAGTAATACGGCCTCCATCACTAAATGCTTCGTCTTGTATATGCTTTGGTTGCTTTGCCCACCATTCGAGTGTGCTTTCTAATACACTACGCCCAGCAGTTGTTTGCTCGTCAATATTAGGTTTCCACAGTGTCTTAGCATGCGGTTCTTGAGGGTTATATGGGCTAAATTTAACAGCGCCAACGCTTAGTACAACAGCGTCTGGCCCTGTTCCGAGTGTTTCTATATCTATCATTGCATGTGTTTTCATGTTATTATTATAACAAAAACATGACCGAATGTCAACATTAAAATCCTCTAGTTAAAACAATGACTTACGTTGCTCTACAATGTTAGAACAGTCTCATCTGGCAGTTGTTCATCATTTGCGCTAACTGGTGCTAATTGGCCAGCACCTTTAACATCTTCGCTCCATACCATCTTTTCAAACGGATTTTGCTCGCCTGCTTTAACAGCATTCCACCATGTTAAATCGCCTAAGTTTGCACGTTCCATAAACCAAGCAATCTTGTGTGCTGTCGCAACACGGGCACTCTGCATATCAGTATGCCCAAAGTCTCTAGGATCCTCTGGATTACCTTCCATGTATTTACGGTTCTTAAACGTTTCGTCATTGTTATTGCCTGTGATATCTGCTCTATCATGAATAAACTCGACGTCAATTCTTTCAAAGATATCTAGCATGTATGCAATGTGGCTTAGCCATGCATCGTTTTGTGCATTTTGACTTAAATGTCCTACTAGTATAAACCAGTCTCTAGGCACTACAGGGAAAATAGCATAAGGATGCCCGTTATGGTTATCTTTAGGTGCTAGTAACTTGAACTGACCAGTATAGCTATTAATAACATCGTCCCAACCTTCTGTAGTCATCAATCCATCGTCGTTCCAGAAAAATAACCACTCGCCTTGTCCGTTACCTGCTAGTGTGTTTACATAGTTATGTAAGTTTTCGTAGCCAATTGGTTTAAAAATGTTTGCTCTAGCTTCTACACCTTTCTCTTGCAAGTACGGTGCAATAGTATCCTTAATGAAGTCGATAGTAGGTTGATCGTCGTCATCGAGTCCAAACATAATTTCAATATCACCTGGACTAGAAGCTTTCTCTATAAGTGACTTAATACTTTTTTCAAGTAGTTCGGGTCTACCCCTGGTAGGTAATAGAACTGTTATTTTCTTTTCTGCGTTCATTGTATGTCTCTATTAATTGTTAGTAACAGGCGGAGTTTGATTCTCACCAGTGAATAGTTTACGGATGTTTCCTCTGAAAGTATAGTGGCCGATATGGTTAAGAGCAGTTCTCGGATCTAACCAAACATCTCCGCCAAGCTCTTGCCAACGTCTGCAGAATGTGTAATCCTCTGACAAGTAACGTTTACTTTCTGGGTCAATAATACAATCAAACAATGCATACATGTGTTCTTCGAACTTAGCATCAACATTAATATCGTTTGCATATTTGGTTTCTGGGTGTGCGGCAAACATCTGTTTCATAACAGATTTCTCAATACACATAAAACCAGTACCAGCATCTTTTAACTTAACAAGGTTATCTACAATCTGAACAGCTGGAGTTCGTTTACCGTTCTCATCTTTAATGAAGTCAAAGTTTACAACATAGTTAGAACTATGGCCTTCGATTGTATCTTCTGTTTCGGATGGGTCGCGTCTAGCGGCTTCGATAATACTTTTCCAGTTCATTGCTTTCTTAGGATAAGCACCAACGATAATAGGCTTATCGTATGCAACCATTCTTAGTATATCTTCTGGATTAAATTCAATGTCAGCATCAATAAAGAACAAGTGAGTTGCTTCTGAATTCTCCATAAAGAAACTGTTAAGTGTATTTCTTCCTCTGGTGATTAAGCTCTCATTTGCTAGTGTGCTAATAGTATATTTAATATCGTACTTGTTACACAGGATTGCAAAGCGCATCATACTTCTAAAATATGGCTCGCCGATCTGCCCGCCGTAGCATGGTGTTGCAATGAAAATGTGTTTTTGCCTAAGTAGGCCTAATGGGATTTCGATCTTTGCATCAAGCAAATTATGCATTACATCTTTATCATTCTCATTCTTGTTTTGCTTTGATTGCGATGTTGCTTTTTGCGGGTTAGCTTTAGTGCTACCTTTGCCTTTCTTCGCCATGTTTATTTCCTGTGTATATAGTGTGTGTTTGGAGCTCGGAACAGGAGTCGAACCTGCGACCTGAACATTACAAGTGTACTGCTCTACCAACTGAGCTATCCGAGCTTTGTTTCCTTCTTCATCTATATTTACTTTTAAACATAAAGTGTAAGCGAGATAACTGGCTAGTTTTAGCTCGCTTTTGAATTTGTTTTTATCTGGTAGGTTTGCTACTTATGAAAGAGTTCAGCTTCTCAGCTTCTGCTACGATTTCTTCAGTGGTGGGCATTTGTTGATTATCTTTTGCTTTCGCTTGTAGTATCAGTCGAGCTTCTTGGAGCAACTCGAGCCTAATCTCGTATGGGGTTTTATTAGACAATGTAGTCTCCTATAAATTTATATGTATGTATTTATCTATATTTGCACTGTGGTGTTGCCTATGAGGCCTTGCTGTTTCAATCGCTTTTTTAAACCCCTGTAGTTTAGTAATTCTTTATTTTCATGGAACTCAACTGTAAACATATATCTGTTTTCTACAAAGTTAAACACAGTGTGTGGAATTTGAGTGTTAAACAAATACATTTCGTTGAGGTTGTATTTTAGTCTAAATGTTTCGCCTTGTATATGTTCTGCAGTCGGAGGTGTTACATAAGCAGTTATACTTTCGTTTGTATTTAAAAGCATATTAAAGCAAACACCTCTGCCATGATCCGTATGTAGTTTATAATAAAAACCCGGAGTCATAAGTGTTATGCCCATACCTTTAATAGGAGTGTGTTTATCCACCTCCGCTAACATAGGGCATGCTTCAAATACGTCTTGTTTATTCAAGTTTAACATCTGGAAGTAATAAAGAGTATACCAACTGTTTCCGTAACTAGGCTCTGCAATTTGTTCCCAGCAATATTTTACTAGAGCATCAGTATTAAACATACCTGTCATTTCAGTGTACATTTTACTAGTGGGCATGCGGCTAGAATAATCTATATACGGAGTCACAAAGTCCGGTTTAAATTTAGCTACTTCTTCTTTGTTCATAATTTACAATCCTATTTACTTTCGCCTTCATCGTCCATTTTAGAAATATAACCGTAATACTTGTTCATAGAATGATCTCTAGCTCCGTCAAACCATTCAAATTTCTTGAGTGCTGACCATCTACCTCTCCATGCATCTTTGGTTCTCTGCCATGGCGTTAGCTTTCTGATATTTCCGTACATATTAATGTAACGTAAATGACCTTGATGCTTGTACCAAATGCCGCCTATCGAAGGAGGTACACTTGTCACTACGTCATTGTTATTTACATATCGGAAGTAAGGAAAGTCAATTTTATTGATAAACTCTGTGTTGCCTACCCTGGGTTGCCCGAATGTATACAGACCTCCAGTAGGTTTAAGTTCCATAGCAACTAGTACAGCCATTGCGCCGCCTAAGCTATGTCCGCATATCCAAAGTTTTTTAGTACCTTTCTTGTTGTGTTTTGCTACTGCTTTTTTAATATCGTTTATTACTTTTAAATACTCGCCGTAAAAGCCTTGATGCACTTTGCCACCATCAGGGTGTGCCATTCTAATTGTGTTTAGATCTGCTTTTACATCATTTAATTCTGTAGGCTCTGTGCCTCTACATGCAATAAGTACGTCATTAGCATCACTCATTACATACGCCTGTGCGCCATCAACATCTATGTATGTTGGCGGCAGTGGTTTATTTAAGTATTTAGTAAGTGATGATATATCGTCAAAGCCGTCTTTTGGCTCGAATAAGAACTCCGGATCCTGATAGCATTGTCCAGCAAAAAGGCTCAAGATAGATCCCTTCTCTTTAATAGATAATTTATCTATTGCCATTTGTAAAACTCCTGTTGTTTGTCTATATTTTGGTATGTATTATATTTACCTATAACGTATAGTCAAGCCAAGTTTACGATCGCACTCCATTACGCCAGTTGCATGTATCATTTTAGTATCAAACTCTAATAGATTACCAGGTTTAAGTTCGTATGCTTTACCTGATAAACCTTTCCAGTACTTCTTGGGGAAATAATTAAGCTGTTCGTATAGTTCATCACTAATGCTAGTGTTAGTATTATCTTGTATATCGTAATCGCAAGGTCTACCTAGTAACTCTTTGTTGAATTCAAATGTTGCTTTAGTACTAAACACCCACGTATTGCTTTCTAATGGCCACCACTGATCGAAAATAACTAACGAAGGATTAGGCCCGTTCATTGTTTGCAAAGGAATAACAAAGTTTTCTCTAACACCGTTTCTAAAATCAGTATGCGGCAAATAAGGTGTTGCATGGTTATAAAAGTTACTTACTTGTATTCTATCAATGTCGATCTGTGGAATAGTTTTTAAAAGTTCGTAAATCTCAGGAGTATCTCCGGATGCTTTTTTCATAACATCAGTGTCGTAGGCTTCTTGTGCGTAGTAAATCCTTTTTAGTTCTGCAACTACTTCGGTGCTTACTGCGTTTTCAAAATATTTAGTAGGTAATAGATTCATATTAAAAGTCAAAGGAGTATTCGTGTATGCCTTCGCTATTGTATTTAGCGATAGCTTCTCTATACCTGTCTGTTAAATCGTTAGGTATATTGCCTGCTTTGTACTTCATTAATCCCTGATCAGACCCAAACCTAGAGATGTATTCTTCGAACATTGGAAACCTATAATTTATATCAAACTGATTATAAATGCCTGACTGTATTGCTAGATACTTTTTAAGTTTTTCAAATCCTGTATTCTTAGTTAACGGATTGATTCCACCTGGAATAATTTGTTCATAAATGTGATACTTTATTTTGTGTGCATATAAAGAAATAAGTGGATTGTCTGAAACATTTTCACTGTGTATGTGTAACTTCTCCACTAAGTCTATGCTCACTTCTAATGTCTTGTAAATAATCTCAGGAGTGTATAGCAATATATCTTTGATTAGGTCAATGCCAAACTTCTCTGCAACTTGTCTGTATGCTACTGAATTAATCATCAAGAACTTTTGTGGTATGCCGGCAATGTCGCGTGGCCCGGAGCCGTTATCTGAATTTTTAATTAGCATTGGCATCTCGCCACCCATAAAAACTGTACCAGGTATATCTTTAAACATTTTAAGAAAGTGCAAGTGTACTGCTATCTGTGGACTGTTAACTGAAAATTCTTTAGCATACTGTAAGTGCATGTTAGTACTAAAGAACTCGTATAAGTCGATGTCCATTATTTCTAATTCGACATTTTCTTTCTCAGCAATGGTTTTAGCTAGTATTACGTCATCAGTATTTATAGGACTTCCTTGCCAAGATGCTAAATAGGTGTATGCTTTTATAGGTATGTTTAATTTTTTTGCGATACGCAACATAAACTGACTATCAATGCCGCCACTCAAACATACGTTTGCGATGGTTACATGTTGTAGTTGTTGAGTTATTTTATCGACCAAGGAAAGTGAATCTTTTGGCTCAGAAATTTTTATACTGAGCAGTTGAGATTCAACATTGTATTTGATGGCTGGGGGTGATCCAAAAGTTATCATTAATGATTAGTTCCTTAGCGAAAGATGATAAATATAGTTAATACATACTTATGGAGCAAAACCGAATACAAATTCGTTTTTTGGAGCAAAACTAAATGGCAGCATATATAATTTCACTAGATCCTTCGACTTACGCTAATCCAGCTTCCGCTGAAATAGCGATAAACAACGCAGGTGTCACAATAACAAAAACTTACAAGTTTCCTTTAACGTACGGTGTAACTGGTACTACCTCAGATATCTCAGGTATTGCAGGTGTGCTTCGTACAGAAGAAAACGCAACTGCGTTAACAACCGTCCTTGAGGGCGCTGTTGCAACGCACGAGCACAAGCAAACTACAGCACTTAACAAGAACTATCAGTACTATTGGCATCCGCTAGATAGCGGGGTTGGCGCAGGTCAGCATATCTATTTAATGGATACCGGTATTGATGAAGATCACCAAGAATTTGGTAATGCAGACGTTCAAAATTTACATAACGTAACATCAGCAACAGGATTTGTTGATACTGCCGGGCACGGAACTGCTATGGCAAGTATCATGGTTGGTGAGGCACTTGGGTCTGCTAAAGGCGCAACTGTACACAACGTTAAAATGTTTGATGAGGCTAACGGTACTATTACTGCTGGCGAAGTAATCGACGCACTTGATGCGATCCTTACTCATCACCAAACAGTAGATCCAGCCAAACCAAAGGTTGTTTGCATGCCTTGGTCAATAACTAAGAATCAAATGATTGATGAAAAGTTAGACGAGTTGCTAAGTCACAACTTAATGCTAGTTACTTCTGCAGGTAATGCAGGTAACGGTGTTGATGTTGACACAGTAACACCAGGTGGTTTGGATACAATCACAACAGTTGGAGCGCACAATGTCTATTTTGAGGTAGCTGACTTTAGCCAGATGCCTATAATTGATTACGTTGATGAAGCAACAACTCCAGTAGTAAAAGCACTCGTACAGAACGCGGCAAAGATTGATTTGTTTGCACTAGGCGTAGATGTTTGCGTAGCAGACGTTGCTAACGTAGCAAATTACACTACTGCAACAGGCACTAGTCCTGCGGCGGCAAGTACATCTGCTATTGCTACTCACTTTATGAACTTGTATGATACAACTTCAGCTGAAACTATTAAGTCTTACATGGTAACACGTGGCACTGAAATGGCTAATCTTAAAAGAACAACTTCAACAGAAAGCGATTATCATACACTACTAAGTTACGAAGATCTTTCATTCCCTACTGGTAAAACAGCGGACTTTAGGAAAGTTAGTTTCTCAGTATTATCATGTCCTATGGCATCAGAAGTAACGTTTACTAGTATACCATCAGGTAGATTAGATAACATACAATATGGTGGAGCACCGACAACAATTGATATTGGTTTAAGCGATACAGTTACAGATGTAGCAATACTCGACTTTAGTCCTTTATCACCTTGGATGGCATTCGATGCCGCTACAGGTATTGTAACTTTTGATACTACTGATGCTACAACAGCGCCAGCTAGTATTGCGCCAGGTGTATATCACTTTGCGGTCAAAGGCACAGTAGATGAAAAGGTATATGTTGAAGAGTATTCTGTAGGTGTTTTTGCAACAAGCGAAACAGAAATTAACGACTCAACTGAGTACTATTACGATGATGACGAAGATGAATACGAACAAGTAGTAACATATACTGCTGGTACTAGCAAAAACTAAGTCAGATAACAGTAGAAAAAATATCTAAAGGCACTAAATACGTTTGGTGCCTTTTTTTATGACTATACAAAATATCAGAGTTGATCCAACTACACGCAATAGGATTTTTAATCCGTTAAGTGCTAGTGGCCAATGGTTTTGTTCTACGTTTAGTAAACGATCTATCGGTGAAATTGATCTGTCTTATCCAGTTATTGTTGAGATGATCCAGGAATTAAAGGACTTACAGTCAGTAACAATGTATAGCGAGTACGGTGATGCACTAGAGTGGAAATACATGGTCCCTTACGTTTTAGTTATGACTGTGCAGGGTGTTTACACAATGATTAACACTTACGGTATGTGTAATCACAATGTGCTACAAAAGATAAAAGATGCAAGTGTGCAAGTAATATTTGACATAGATGGTATATACGAGCACTGCGGTAAAGTATTCTTAGGTGCTGAGTGGAAACACATAAAGCAAAACATCGCCACTATGAACACAAAGGCGCATGTAAGATTTCATAAATTTAAGCACAATGCTCACCAGCAACATGCACTACATAAGTTCTGTAACGCTACAGGCGCAACGTTTGAAGTACTAGAAGACCCGTTGTTTGGCGGCGACACTTTTAGTGTTATATCCGAAGAAGGCAAGTGGTTATACGACATACATAAAGCTAGTTCACCTCATGCTACTTTACAAAAAACAATGATTGGCTACCACACTATTAAAACAAAAACAAGTAAAGTATCTGGCTTACCAATTGATCAGTTAACTAGAATTGCAGTGCCGCCTACGGCAATTAGACTAGAAACAGATGATATAATTAATGTAACTATTAAGGGTCATGTGATAAAAGGCTCGGGCATAGCACAAGTGTTTAGCCATGCATTATGCGATGATTGGGCTGTCAATGCAATAGATACAGAAGAAGAATACAACGTATCTGCGTTATATGAATTATCGTTATTTGCTGGAAAAGATTTATCTACAATAAGCATTTACGAAAGTAATATAAATGATATCTTGCAAGTTATTTAAGAAACTTCTACTGTACCCGAACCGCCTGTTACTGCATGCCCGCATGTAGCAACTGATCCTTTTTTGGAAGGTATTCCACCATCTGCCATTACAGTGGTTGCACCATTTGAAACTAATGCAGGTGAGGAATGAGGAGACTTACCATGCGATGATATCTTATCACCTATAAGCGATACTTTCTTGCCGTCTGCAAATACAGTGGAAGCACCAGGGCCTAAAATTACACCCTTTGCTTTATCTGTTTTAACTCTTGCTATACCTGCCATAATAATCTCTGTTTATAAAAGTGCCATCCTTGGCCAGCGTACTCGTACTCTATTCTTCTGTGACTGCGTCTTCTACTATATCACTAACTAATTTTTCATAGTCTGCGGTACTGTCCTCACTACTTTTATTTATGCTAAGTACAGCTGATGCTGGTATAACTACCTCAACGGTGTCGCATGTAAATACATAAGGAATAAGTGCTAAGTCTGCTCCGTTAATAACTACAATTCTAGGCTCGCCTAGTGTAAAGTAGTTGTTATCTTCGTCTGTGCTTAATAGCTGTGCGAGTAGTTCTATACCATTTGTTAATTTCATGGTTACGATATCGCCGGTTAAATTTTCTAAATCATACATGTGTGTTTTCTCCTAAAGACTAAAGCCTTTGAATGTGTCTTGTGTTACGTCTTGTTTTGTACCACCAATTACATAACTGCTAATTTCAGTTTCTTGTGGTGCTACCTGTACATCACTGCCACCAACCCACTTGTTAGTCCATGGTAACGGATGTGTGCCTGCTGTGTAAACTTTTTCTAAACCTATGTTTTGCATACGTTTAGCGGCAGTGTACTCTACATATTGCTCTAGTAACTGTGCGTTTAATCCGATAATACTACCGTCTTTAAACAAGTACTGTGCCCATTTCTTTTCTTGATCAACCGCATCGATAAACATTTGCTTACACTCTTCTGCTGTCTCTTCTTTAATTTTAGCAAAGTCACTATCTTCTTTTGGCAACAACTTTAGCATGTGCTGTGTGCTTGCTAAGTGAACATTCTCATCTCTAGCAATAAGTTTAATAATCTTTGCATTACCTTCCATCTTCTTAACTTCAGCGAACGCCCAACTACATGCAAATGATACATAAAAGCGTACACCTTCAAGTATGTTTACACTCATAATACATAACCACAATGCTTTCTTATGTTTGTATTCGCTGTAACTAGCTAGTCCTTTGTCTCTTGCATGATTCATTGCAATCAAGTCATCGTAATAGTGTGTAATACTATCAGCACAATCTGTAATTTCTGGAATGTTTAACATCTCATCAAATACTTTACTAGGATCCGGGTACACATTTCTGATAATATGCGTATAACTTCTGCTGTGAATTGTTTCACTAAATGCCCAAGTCTCAATCCATGTCTCTAACTCTGGCAGAGTTACAATAGGCAAGAAAGCAAGATTAGGTGAGCGGCCCTGTACACTGTCTAGCAGTATTTGGCGCTTTAAGTTACTTGTAAAGATATGCTTTTCGTGTTCTTCTAGGTCTTTAAAGTCTTTAGAATCTTTAGTAATATCTACTTCTTCGGGTCGCCAAAAGAAGCCTAACTGCTTATCAGTTAGCTTATCAAACTGTCGATACTTAATAGTATCATACCGTTGCATACATACTCCACCTTCTTTATCTAAGAACATCTTAGCTTCCATGTGGTTGTATTTTTTATTTGTATTTAGAACTGAACTCATATTAAATTTTGCACGACTCGCAGTCGTCCTCGTCGATTTCACTTAAAGATAGTGGTTCAGATGATGATGTATCTATTTCACCCTGACCGTCGTATGTATTATTATAGTATAACTGCTTGCCGCCATATTTATAAAACGTAATAATGTCTGACAATAACTGAGACATTGGAACTTTTTCGTCTTCGTAATGTTCTGGATTGTAACTAGTATTAACACTAATGCCTTGGTCAATGTACTTTTGTAGAACAGCCATTATCTTCAAATAGCCTTCTGGTGACTTCTGATCCCATAGTAAGTCATACTTATTTTTAAGTCTAGGGTAGCCTGGCACTACTTGTTTAAGTACGCCATGCTTACTTTGTTTAATACTAATGTAACTGCGTGGTGGTTCAATACCGTTTGTGCTGTTACTAATCTGTGCTGATGTTTCTGCTGGCATAAGTGCCATTAGTGTTGAGTTACGGATACCATGCTCTTTTAAACTTGCTCTAAGTCCGACCCAATCTTGCCTCTCTTGGTGAGGAACTAGTTCATCAACATCTTTCTTATATGTTTGATTAGGTGTAATGCCATGGCCGTATTTTGTTTCTAGTGCTCCGCTAATCGATCCAGCTTCTTTAGCAAGTGTGTTACTTGCTTTAATTAAAAAGTAACTCCATGCTTCGGCCCATTCGTCTACTAACTCTAAGTTAGGATCTTGATATGTTGTGTCATTCTTTGCTAGCCAATATGCAAAGTTAATGATACCAACACCTAGTGGTCTACGTTTCATTGTACTTAATTCTGCGGCGAGTACTGGGTAACTCTGGTAGTCTAAGAGCGCATCTAAGCCCCGTACAGCGAGGTTACATACCTTCTCCATCTGTTTGAAGTCTTTAATTACACCCCAATTAACAGCACTTAAAGTACATAAACTAATCTCACCGTCTGGGTCGTTAATGTCGTTTAACGGCTTAGTAGGTAAGTTAATTTCGCAACATAGGTTGCTTTGTTTGATAGGTGCAAGGTCTTCTATAAATGCGCCATGTGTGTTTGCATGGTCGACATTCATTAAGTAAATTCTACCTGTATCTTTTCTTTCAGTAGCAAATGCACTAAACAAGTCCATTGCTTTAATAGTTTTCTTCTTAATACTAGTCATACGTTCTGCTTTTTCGTATAACTCTTTAAATTTGTCTTGGTCGTTAAAGAACGCATCGTACATTCCAGGTACAGCGTGTGGTGAGAACAGTGTAATGTCTCCGCCTGTGATTAAACGTTCGTACATTAACTTGTTAAACTGTACGCCGTAGTCCATATGGCGTACTCTGTTATCCTCTGTACCTTTATTATTCTTTAGTACAAGCATATCTTCTACTTCTAGATGCCAAATAGGATAATATAATGTTGCCGCACCGCCTCTTACTCCACCTTGACTGCATGACTTAACTGCTGATTGGAATAATTTATAGAAGGGGATAACTCCTGTGTGAGTTGCATCTCCATTTCTAATAGGTGAGCCGATTGCTCTAATACTACCTGCATTAATACCAATGCCTGCCTTTTGACTAACGTACTTAACAACTGCGCTAGTTGTTGCGTTAATGCTGTCTAAGCTGTCTCCGGACTCAATGAGTACACAACTACTAAACTGTCGCTGTGGTGTGCGTACACCAGCCATAACAGGTGTAGGTAAACTAAGTTCAAAGGTACTGATTGCATCGTAGTAATCTTTTACATACTGCATTCTAGTTTCTGCTGGGTATTTGTTAAACAGTGTCATTGCAATTAGCATGTAACATACTTGCGGTGTTTCAAATATCTCGCCGGATGATCTGTTTTGTACTAAATACTTGCCGCGAAATTGTTCCATAGCCGCATAAGTTAACCCCTCATCGCGATCATGTTTGATGTACTTGTTTAATATATCGAATTCTTGTGTTGTATAAACGTCTGTAATTTCTTTATCGTAAAACCCTGCTTTGATATTCTTTTCTACAACATCACATAAGCATGGTGGCTCAAATGTGCCGTACACTTGCTTACGCAAATGATAGTTGATTAACCTTCCTGCTACATATTGATAATTTGGAGTTTCTTCGCTAATAAGATCAGCGGCACTTTTGATAAGTGTCTCTTGTATGTCAGTGCTAGTAATACCACTGTAAAATTGAATTTGGCTGTTAATCTCTACTTCACTTGGACTAACTCCGCTAATGCCTTCACAAGCGTATGCTACTACCTTGTGCAACTTGTCTATGTCTATGGACTCAAGCTCTCCAGAACGTTTCTTTACCTGCATGTGTTTTTCTCAGTCGTTTGTTTGTTTCTAATTCTATGTTTAGTTTTATATTTACCAGATGCAAATTATACAATAAAACTGTGTTAATGTCAACTGAAAAGACTAGATATTTGAACTTTATGTGATTGGTGTCGAACACTATTATCAATAACTTCTTGCATGCTAGCCGTTCTGCCTGGTATAAAATTATATGCTAGATTGTCATTAATATATATCAATCCATCATTCCCATTTATATGATTACTTATCACTTCAAAGTATAATTCTTCGCCAGATATGAATCCTTTATTATGCATAGTTGCGACAATAATAAGTGTTATGCCAGTTTGACAAAGGTACCCTTCTTTAACTATGTCGAAGACGTTTGGCCAGTCTTTTGGAGTGTAATAGTCAATGTAACGAGGTATCGGCTTAACGTTAGCAAATGATTCTAATAGCTCGTTGACTGTCTCAAATTTCTGCTGTCGTAGTGTGCGCCAGGCCTTTAAACGTTCTTCTGCGTTTTGATGTTTATGAAACATATACTCTTATAACTGGTAAAGGTTAATTAGTCGCCCCATTTTCGAACAACATAACGCATAGTTAGTGATGAAACAGGAGTTAATGAATTATGCAATGTAATCTGTGCGTCAACGGCACTAGCTGGTACTTCGGCTGTAAACGAAACGCTTCCAGTCATAGACCCTGACACCATATCCGAATAGTTGTCTTGTATAATAACATCAAGTGCATCAGTGTCTGCCGAGTAGGATAGTGTACCGACTCTGCGATATCTATCTGCTCCAGTGCCGCCAAACATACTGTATTCAACAAACACTGTCTTAAAATCACCACTTAGAGGTAAGTCAAACTCGGTAACAGGCTGACTACCTGTTGCAAATACTAATTGCTCTGGCGATGTAAACTGTGTTGTTGCAGTGCCCGCCGCTAGTGCTTCTGTTGTTAGGAATTCTATATTTGTTTTTATGTTAAGTAATCCGCGTATATCTGGATTAACTGATTCAAAGTACAAATCGTTTAAAATTCTAGTAAAGTCTTTTACTTCGGTTCTTGATTCGAAATTCATCTCACCAATTGCACTGTTGATACCTAAGTCCCAATTTGCAAACTTCTGTGCCCCAGCCGAGAATTCATTGTTGCTGTAAATCTCTTTGAATAAGTTAATAGATGGGTCCTGCGCACCGTATATGGAATACATCCACTCTTCTAACTTGGCTTTAACAGTTGCATTTTCACGTGAGTATTCGCCAGGTGTTAAACCTAATAAACTAACGGTACCAACTACATCATCAAACAGTTTGAATGTAAAGGGTGTCTTTTGTATTGCTTCAGCGTGAGTAATATACATTTTATTAGCTGAACCAGGTATTGTTGCAATCTTTGGCCATTTGTTAGTGCCATTAATAAGTGCTAAAACAGCACTAGTATCTGTTGCTGTTGCAAGGTTAAACGCTATAACAGGCGTTGCACTAACAGTTGCATTACTTACTACTGGTGTAACTGTTAACGCAGAAGAAACATTGCTGGTTTGATCAATTAGAGTAGTAATAACAAACGTATCAGCAGAAGTTCCTACTGCCACTGAGTAGTTTCCTGCTAAAGCTCCGGAACTAAGTGTAATCATATTGCCGTTGCTGTTGCCGTGCCTTGGACTATATACAACTAAGTCTCTCACATCACCAGCTTTCATTGTCATGAATGTCAGCGTATTTGCTAACGTTGTATCTAAGCCACCGATTGCGGTATCTACTGTAATTTGTTTAGATGCTGTATTTACATCCGTAACAGTACCAACTATTGCATCTAGTTGAGACACGTTTCCGCCGCCTTCTTCTAAGAAGCGTATAGTGTCACCACTGGCAGTATCATCTACGTTACTCTGTGATGTTAACTTAATTGTGCCTGAGCCGGAGTCTACGATAGCTGTAATTGAACGAGTAATACTTGATGCATTGCTCGGTAAGTATGCGGCTAAAATACCGTTACCAGCGTCATATGTTTTAACTTCTAATACTTTTTCATTTAACCAATCTGCACCGCCTGTAACGTATACATGATTAATAACAGAATTGACATTACCAGTTATACTAACACCGTAACTAGGGTCAGGAATAGCACCTGTCATAGTTACGTCAGCTGTTGTTGTTACAGCGGTTAAACCTGCTACAGCATCTTCGTTTTTAGATAATAATACATTACCTAGTGTTGTACCATAGTCAGATACATTCGGTGTATGTAATACATCAGTTGCAACTTGGATATGCTTATACTGTAATCCAATAAAGCCAATGCCTGTTCCTTCTGCTACGCTAACATTGTTTGCATTTAATTGTCTGTACGTTGCAATACTTTTGGCATTGTAAAAACCGTCTACAGTAGTATCACCAATTTTTGTATCAGTAAATGATGATATAACATCAGTATTACTATAATATGAAACTGCGATTTCTTCTGAACCACTAGGTGCAGTTCTGAATCTAAGAGTGTGACTATGATTTTGTAGTGTTATGTTGCCGGTTTGTGCAAAGTGATAATCGTTACTTGAACCAATTTCTCCGGCGCCATTTTGCGATGGAGATAATACTTTACCATTTTGTACTGCTTTTAAATCTGATGATATGAATTTCTCTAGAGTGAATATATTTAAAAATTGGGTATCATCTTCGTGGTAGACTTTATTCAGTCTAGAATATTGTTTGTCTGTTGATGTAACAGCTACATTGCTGTCCGGAGTCCATACGATAGAATCTGTGACACCATCGAATTCACCTTTGTCGTATATCTTATGCGGAACAGTAAACTTAATTATCTGTACGTTAGCTACACTTGCTGTAGTGCTCTGTGAGCTAGATGTTTTCTCAAAAGAAGCAGTCTTATTATATCCATCTGATACGATGTCAGATGTATCTGCACCTATATAGATTTGTCTGCTATCTGTTGCAAAGCCAATTTCACCTGGACGCAACGGCTTAGGCAGGTCTTGTTTCTGACCCCTGCGCTGTTGCATTCGTACGATTTTTACTGTTTCTGTTGCCACTGTTAAGCCTCTCTTGTTTACTTAACAGTATTTATCACTTTGAACTAACTAAACTTTATTATAATAGTCCGCTAGTCTCCTTGCCCATTTAGTGCAGTATTCTTCGAATTCGTCGCCTTCTATAACAAAGTCTTTATAGTTAGCTTCGCGGTCTACCATTAGGATAGCAACTTGCTTGATATTTGTACCAAACATTTCATTGTGTGCTAGTGCGTATGCACAACCTTGCATAAAGTAATCTTCAATCCACTCACGCTTCTTGATCTTTTTAGCAGTTTTAAAGTCAATGATACTCTCAACACCGTTAAACATGCCCACAGCATCGCTTGTACCTGCGTATAAGCCTTTTGCTAACAGAGCTACTTCAACACCCCATATCTCATCTACTTGGCTTAATCCTTTTTCGATCATTACATTTAGCATGTCTCTAGCCATTACGCTTACAACATTATTACCTTTGATTTCGTAATCTTCTACTAGAACATACTTTTCTAATGCATTATGTACCTTAGTGCCTAATCCAGCGGCTTCTTGGCTGATACGGGTAGCTTCAACATCGCCTACACGTTTACGCCAATTGATAAGAGCTGTCTTATCACCTGTATCCGAAAGCACCGTAGTTACACTAGGTACAGGTTGATTGTCTTCACCGGTGTACTGGCGTTGTCCGTTTTTTGCTGTTACCCGTTTGAGAGTTGGGTAAGTGAACTTTTCTACTAGCATGTAATAAGCCTTTATAATTTAAACAATAGTATAACACATTACGATATTGTTGTCAATAAAAAAGGCACTTAAAAATGCCTTTGTTTTCAATAACTTATAGATACTACCAACTAATATTCCATTGTAATGATGTAGCATTATCGGGATCTGTTACAATGCTAACACCATACCCTAGCTTAGTGAAGTAGCTTTTCACATAGTTTAGTTGATCTTTCTTTGTAGGATCAGTAGTAACAGAATTATTCACGTAGTAGTAAGCATTGCTGTTAGTCATAACAGTATTATTTACGTTAGCGTACAATATGCCCGCATCTACATTTGCAAATACAGCGTTTTCAATTGCTGTAATCTCATTATGTATTACAGTATTGTTGCGAGTACTACTTCTAGCAGTAGTTGCATTTATGAATATTCCAGGCATAGTACCTTATAACTCCGATTTAATATCTGCGATTGCTTGATCGCCTGCCATTCCGGCTACGTCAACTTCGTCTTCTTCTTCGCCTGTGCTTACTGTGTCTGGTAGTTGATTATTAGGAACAATCTTGTCTTTGTCTACGCTTGATGCATATCCACTTTGATCAATTGCTGTGATTAGTTCATCGATTGTTGTAATAAATCCTTGCTTTGCTAATACTTTTCTAAACTTCTCTGTCGAAACTTCTTTAATGTCTTTAGCGGCTACACGAACTAACAAGTCTTGTACAGTTGTAATTAGCTCGCTAAAGTAACCTTCAGATAAAATGACTTCTCTGATTAACATTGTTATACCTCTACAGGTGTTCTGCCTAGTGGCTCGTCCTCTGGTCCAGCCATGGCTGGTTCGTTAGTATCAAGTGCAGTATCTAGACCTAAATCATCTGCAGGTGCTTCTACACCAAGTTCAGCTGTATCGCCTAAGCCTGTTTCGCCACCAGCTAATGTTTCTTCACCGGTAACAGTTGCAGTTGCTTGGTCAACGCCAGCTTTTGCACCTTTAGCGGCATCTATATACCCTGCTAGTACACCATTAATGCTGTCTGCGAATGCTTGAGCAGTTTGTGCGCCCATCTCGCCACGCATTTGATCTGCAATTGCAGGAACATCTTCATTCATCATGCGGCCGATTCTTTCTACTTGGTCTTGGATATCATCTGCTAATGCCCTAACTGCCATAATTACTTCAGCTTGCTCTACATCAACTTCTTCTGAAATCATTTCGCCTAGTATGTCATCAAACATACCGGCTTCCTTAACTTCTTCGCCAGTAACTTTAAACTTCTTACCGCCTACTTCAAATTCTTCTTCGCCTGCATCAATAGCATCTTGTCTAGAACCTGTGAATTTGTTCTGTTCTGCTACTTTAGCACCGAACATTTTAATACCGTTGCTAACTGAATCTTCTTCTAGTCCGTTTAAGAAGCCAACAACAGTATCTCTGCTCTTGCCACTTACTGCGGAAAACATATTTAACTTTTCTTCAATTGCATCGTAACTTGTAGCATCTGATAATTCTACACCACACTCTTTAGCAAGTTCACGCAACAAGTATTCGTTTAGATCTGAATTGGTTTCTGGGAATTCCTCTTCAACAACTTCTTCTAAAGCGCCACATGATTCCATGTATTCTTTTGATGCTTTAATTACGATAGGCAATACATGCTCGTCATCATATGCAAAGCGATTATCCATTCTAAACTGATTCATGCATTCGTTGCATGCTTCGTCTACAGTGTATCCGCTGTCCATTAAGTTCTTAACACTTGCAGAAATCATAGACTTCATTTCAGTGTATGCTTGTGATTCTGCATACTGCCCTTCTGCAATCATTGTTTCAACTACGTCTTTAATGCCTAAGTATTTTGCATACTCTGGCTCTAGTTGAAATTTCTTGTGTGAACCTTTAAGTTGAATAATGAAATTATTCGCTGATTCAAGTAAGCTATCGAGTTTTGCTTTACGCGGAAAACCGTTAGTCTTCAGCGATACGCCAAATTCTTCTCTTAGCATCTTATTGATTTTGGCGATTTTTTTAGCGCCTGTTAAATTAAATTCTTTTAAAAACATGTTATCCAATCCCAGTGTTTAACTATAATTCTATATTACTGTTATTTATCATCTTTGTCGATGATTTTATTTGAAGCTCGCGAGCTCTTTCTTTGTGAACGTGAATCTAGCTCTGCATTCGTGTAGTCTTGCGTATGTAGCATGCCATCTTGTTGAATCCTTAGTGGATTTTAGTGTATGCTGATAAAACAACATGTCATTATTTAACTTGAAATATTGTGATACTAATTGCTTTATCTCTCTCTTGACGTGCTCGTTCGGTGTTTTGCCTTTGTTCTGCATCTTGCACAAATACTCGGCAATACCTCGCATAGGTAAGTCTCTATGTACTACTCTTTTAGTGATGTGTTCTTGCACTATAAAGAAGTCGTCGGATTTAGTAACGATAAAGATTCCTTTCTTCGCTACGTTTGTGGCTATAGTATCTAGTTGCTTAGTTAGTCTTTTCTTGTTCATACAGGTATTTATGAACAGATGAATTATTTTTCTTGCTTTGCTGAGTAGGTTGTGTAGCAAACAATGCCAGCATCTGCTGATTTTTTAAATATGTTTTGCTGATACATTTCTTCTGCAATATATGCGTCACGTTCTGACAAGTCTATTGCTTTAAGTTTGCTAATTTCGGCTAGGTTAAACAGTCTTGCTTGCGCACCGTTTATTAAACTAATCTGATTGTCTTTACATTTAACTGCTCTCATACTAGTATTTACCTAATTTTTGCATAGTTACTTTTGCAACGTCTAGATGTGTACGAGGACCGTGATGTACCATATCTCTAGCCCAATCACTAGGAGTTATTTCGCTTAGTTGAGTTACTACTAACGGAATACCTCTTGCCTTAGCAATTAGTTCTAATGTTTTTAATTGCATATCGTAAGTCATGTGAGAAGTGGCAGTAATCATATCCACATACTTGTCTATAGTAGTAATGTCTAGCTCTAGTTCAGGTGAGATAATTTCTAGTAATTCTACTCTCATATTGCTAACAAAGTAAAAATCATCATGCTTCATAGCAACAGGTGCCCTGCCCATAGGCGGAACAAGAACAGCAATAGCTGTTAAGTTAGGCAAGTCTTCGTCTAAGCAATGCAGTGCATACCAAATGCCTAACGCCAAAGAGCCTGCGGGTGTTCCTAAGTTAAATGTTTTTTCGCCTGTTAGTTCTGCTAGTTGCGAAGGCCAACTTTGATGGCTATGTACACCTGAGCCGTATGTGTGACTACATCCAAAACATGCTATACCTTGCCTATTACTAAAGTGGTCATCACGGAAACCTTGCCTGTTTGTTTTGTACCATATATCAGCTAGTTCGTTAGTATCTAAATCCCACCAGCCGTAGTACTTGAGTTGCTTCTTTTGTCTACTGCTGAATCCATCCTTGAGCCATATATCTGCAGGTGTCCATTTGCAAAGATTGTAGTCGTCGTCTTGGATTAATTCGATGCCCGATTGGGTGCGATGCAAGTAAGGTGCAGTAGAGCTATGCTCTATTGTCTTCCTTATTGTTTCTTTAGTTGCTATGCTTAATTCTGTTTTGTCTATTTGCCTAGTTTTTCCATGCTCGCGCATCTGGGACCATCGATGATCTGCACTCATGCTAAAATCTACCTAATTTTTGCATTGCCATTCTTGCTATACTGTTGTGTGTATCAGGACCAAAATGCATTAGGTCCCTGGCCCAGTCGCTTGGTGTTATGTCTTGCGGGTGTATTATAGCAATTGGGATACCACGTTGTTTTGCAAGTAACTGTAATGTTTTTAGATGCATGTCGTAGGACATTTGCGCACTTGCTCCCATCATATTAACATATTTGTCTAGTGTAGCAGTATCTAGCTCTAGTTCCGGGGAGACATTCTCTAGCAGTTCTACTCTCATATTGCTAACAAAGTAATGGTCTTGATCTGGCCTCTTCATAGCAACAGGTGCCCTGCCCATAGGTGGAACAAACACTGCAATGCCTGTTAAGTTAGGAATGTCTCTATCTATAAAGTTTAGTGCATACCAAACGCCTAACTGTAATGAACATGCCGGCGTTCCTAAGTTAAATGTTTTTTCACCTGTTAGTTCTGCTAGTTGCGAAGGCCAATTTTGATGGCTATGTATACCTGATCCATATGTGTGGCTACATCCAAAACATGCTATGCCCGGTTCATCCCCGCCAAAATGTTTATCACGGAAACCCTGATTATTTGTTTTATACCAAATGTCTGCTACTTGGTCTGTTTCGTTGTCCCACCAGCCGTAGAATTTGAGTTGCTTCTTTTGTCTATTAGTTATTTTATATTTAGGTGACTTAGGATTAAGCCAGATATCAGCTGGGGACCACTTACATGCAGTATAGGTATCTTCTGATAAAACTTCAATTCCTACTGCCGCTAGTCCTTCTTGTGTGTTTCGAAATATATAAGGTTGTGTTGAGCTATACTCTATGGTACGTCTTACATTGTTGCGTGTTACTTCTTGTGTTTTTTGATTGCTTATTTCTTTTGCGAATGCGTTGCCATACATTTGAGCCCAACGATTATCTGCTTGTATCATCTGCACCTTCTACTGCGCCTGTTATTCCTGCTTTAAGTTTTTTCTTTGTCTTTTTTGTCTTTGCAAACACACTTGGATTAGGACGCTTTCTCATTCCGCCCATAGGCATTGCAACTGTAGCAATACTGCCAGCTGTTGTTTCTATAATTATATCTGAAATTTTCATAATAGTATTTACCGGATTGGGTTAGTTTAGTCTAATGTTTATGACGTCCCAATTTATAATGCGCCACATATTGGTGAGATATTTTGCCTTGTCTTGTTGGTAGTCCAGTGCCCATGCATGTTCCCACCAGTCGACTAACATTGCTATATCATTTTTTACTTGGTGATTTGTAATAGTCTTAATATCGCCAGATGTACTCATATAAACCCAGCCACTTCCTTGGATTTTCATTGCTACTTCTGTAAACTTTTCTTTAAAGTTGTCATAGCTACCGTACTTGCTAATAATAAGTTCTTTACTTGCACCAGTTGGGGCATTACTGCCGCCCGGTGCTTTTAATTGTGGGAAGAATACGTTGTGCAAGAATGCACCTGCTTCGTTAAATGTAGCATCTCCTTCACCTGCATTAAACTTAGTAACGTATGCCTTTGCAAGTTTGCCATAGTGATAGTTAATAGTGCTTTCGCTCATTACAGGGTCGAGATCTTTTTTACCATACGGTAATCTTTCTTGTACAAGAACTTTCTTTGCTTCTGTTAAAAAGTCGATTATTTTCATTAGCCTACTTTCGCTTTATTAATTGTTAACTGGGCCCACTGCTCGCGTCCTGCGCCTGCTTGTGTAGGAATGATACTTACACTAAGCGTTTGTGCATGACCGCTTCTGTGCCATGCGGCAAGATCTTGTTCATTCTTAATCATTGACGTTTTTTGGTTAGGTATGTGTATTAGTAACAGTGCATCAAATGCATCTCTGTTTTTATACCATAAGAAGTTTTGCTGTAAGTATATGCTTTCAATTTCACTAATATTATCTGACGTTGCTATTTTGTTTATAATCGGGCCTGCATAACTTTCCATATCCATTACAAGCAATGCCGTCATAATTTTCTTACGCACTGCTTGATTCTGCATATCGGTTATCGGTAAGTCAGCATTCAATGCGTCAATAAATGGTCTTAGGCCCATACTTCCGCCTTTGCTGTCAGTGTGTGCCATTATAGTTGGAATATATTCTGCAAACTGTGCAATTGCATCACGTTTCATTTTCTGAGAGCCGCCGCCATACCCAATACGTCCGCCAGCACTCGAGTTAGCCGCTTTAAGTTCTACTTTGCCTATTCCTTCTATTTCTAAATCGCCTTCGCCTGTTGCTAAGTGTATCTTATCACTAAGAATAGCTAATGCATACTCGCCCGGGCCTTTTTGCTTCTTACCTACGCCGTATGTAGAAAGTGCTTGTAGTGCCTGTAGTGCTACGTCACTGCCGTTTAAACAAGCACTAAGCGTGTTCATGGGCTTTGATAGTTCTTTTAAATTTACAATACTGCCTGTCTTTAATAATTGGTCTAAGAACTGGTTAATAGCGGCAAAGTTACTGTTCAATCCAGCAATAACAACTGCCATGTCTGCTTTAATTTGTAGCTTTTCAGTATCGCCCAGCGGTTCTTTGTCTAGTGGCTTCGAAAATGCTGTACCAATTGTAGTTGATATATGCTCGCTGTTAATTATCTTGTAAATTTTATCTAACAGTTGTGCTTGTTGCTCGTCTGTTACGTCCAGCTGGCTAATAATTTTTATAATCGAATCACGCTCAACACTAAGATCAGTATACTCGAGTAAAGTACTTTCTGTAATGCCTGCTTTCTTTTTAAGTTCTGGGTGCGCATTATTATCTAAGAAACTTTTAAATATTGGTCTTAAATCAAAGTTATCGCCTGCATACGATCTTGCTTCTCTAAATGCTTTGATCATGCTAGGAATAGGCATAACAAAATATGCTTCCATCTGTGCTTTAAGATCGTTTGCTAGTAACGGTACGTTTAATAGTTGCTTGACTTTTCTGTCTGCACTATTGTTAGGTACTGCGCCTTCCTTTAGCATTTTCTTTCTGCTTATCGTGTGCGCTTCGTTAATCTGCTTAGTATCAAATTTGCTAACAAATGCTAGTTGCTCTTTTAATGATAATTTTTCAAATTTTTCAAACATATTTTTACTCTCTGTTGCTTTTGCGGTGAATCGAATATTGTATTTTTTAGTTATATAGTCTATTATTTCATTGTTCACTCTACTATATAGATTATATTTTTTGTCTCCAAATATCGCTTTCAAGTCTCTTAGATGCGCAGTAGGAACAAACTGATAAGTTTTATTAAATTGGTCTATGATTTGGAGATGTTTTTCCATCTCTTTTTGCCAGCCTGCTACCTTTTCTTTTCTTGCGTTTAGTGGTACGAGATCCACATCAGGATCAGCGGCCATGCGTTGTATAAGGTCTGTTTCACGTCTCACGTCATCTGCAATATCCGAATAGTGACTTATTGCACCACGGACAGTGTCATGACTAGTTTTAGGTACATTCTTAAAGAGTTCAGCAGATATCTTAGGCGGTTTAGTGCCAGGTGTATCAGTGCCAAATATGTTTAAGTTGCCTTCGTTACTTAAATAATCCCGGTATGCAGTAGGCATCCAGAGTGTATCTTTATCTCGATCAAATGTAATTGTAAACTCTGCTTGTCTTGCTGTAGCTGTTTTAACTTTTAGTAAATTGTTTAACGCAGTAGCAAACGCTTCTTCGCGGTCATGCTGTCCACCGGGGATAACTTCAAATTGCCTTGACTTTAGCGTTGCTTGATATAGCTCAGGTACTGGTATACCAAAGTCTTTAACTGCCGCTCGTATTCCTGCAATTTGTTGCACTTTAGGCTCGGTACGATTTCGTCCAGTTGCAATATCAGCTATTAACAAAGACATTGCTTTAGTAAAATACTGCTTTGCTTTCTCTTGGAGTTCTCGGCTTAACTGTCTGTCTTCATGTGCATCCTCAAACTGTAGTTCTTGTTGAGGATTAGCAGAGCTAAGTTTATTTGCTTTTGCACGAGCTGAATAAGCCATGCCTAAATATTCTAGTACATCTTTGTAAGACTGCTTACTTGCTATTGCCTTAAATGCGTCTACTGTTTTAGTATCTACTGTTTCGGGATCGATATATGATGTTGCATTCTTTTCAGTGTCAGGGTCAACTTCACCTACTGAATTAAGAACACGGAATAATGCTTTAATATAATCTGCTCTGTATGCATCTTTATTGTGACCTGCCTGCATTACTGCCGCATATCTAATAACTGTTTTTATAAGTTTAGTATCGTCTCTGTGATAATCATCACCACCTGCAACACGGAACTCAATTAACTGGTTACCTTCGTCATTAGTAACAGGGTCACCGCCTGATGTCTTAAAATTAATACTACTAAACTTGCCTGCGCCTATAGCACCAGTAAGTATTTCTTCTAATCCTTCGAGACTCTTTTGATCTTTAAAATTAGCAGTTAAGTTTTCTACATAAGATTGTATTTTTGCTTGTTGACTGTCGGTATAAGTATTATTTTCTCTGCCAAACTGCTTTAGCACATACTTGTCACCTAGTAATAATGCTATTTTTAGAGCGTTCACTTTCTCTGCGCCCTTATCTTTCATACTCATAGTAACGTGCATGCCAGTTGATCTATTCGTTACAATATCTCTCTCTTGCATAAACTCAAACAAACTCTTCATTTCGTTAAGCATGTCTGCTGGGGTATCGTATACCGGACTAATAAGCTCTGCACCGAGGCCGCTGTTGGCTTCAATTGAACTGTCATCTTCTACACGCCAGTAGTTGTTATCAACACTTTTACCGCTGTGATAGCTACCTGCCCGGACATCATTTGAAAAACTATTATTGCTTGCCCATTCTTCTAGCTGGGTAGCAACTGCGTCCATGCCGCCGCCGTCATCTGCGTATAACCAGATGTCCATATTACCTAACAGCTCGCGCCAACTGCCTCTATACTCCTCATCGCACCAAGTACCTGGATCATGTTGATTTAAAACAGTATCCCATGCTTGATCCCATGCTTCGCCATTATCTCTAACATCGTCTATTAGCCATTCTTCGAATGCATCAGCTTCATTTACTTCGACATATTCTCTAGCCCATGCCGCTTCGTCCCATGAATTGCGCTCTTCGATTTCTTCTTGTGCTTCTTCGCTGTCAGCATCTATGGCTAAATCTGACATAATCATTTCTTTATATTCGTCAACATCGTCCATAGATACACTGTTGTCTACGTAACGATTAGCAAACTCTTCGTCGTCTTTGCGGTCGCTAACTAGGTCATCTATTACTTCTCTTTCTGCATCATAGAAGTAATCAGTTTCTTGGATCCACTCCCTAAATCCTTCTTCTACTGATTCTACACCGCGATAGCCTTCTTGGTCATTGATCAAATCTTCAATCTCTGACCAAGTCTTGTCTGACATGTCGTCGTCTTCATCGACTTCTGACATACCTTCCCATACTGTTTCTGCTTCAAATCCGCATCTTATTGATGCTTGCAATGCTTCTTGGGCAAGATTTTTACTGTTGAAGTTAATTTCAGTTACGATTTCTCCTTGTTGTAAGTGCTTTTGCGCACGGAGTAATCTTTTTATTTTTTTATGTAGCTTTTTCTTACGCTTTGAAATTTTATCGAGGTCTATTTTTTCTTCTATAGCCGGTAGTTCGATATCATCGTTAGGATCTATTGTGTAGAATTCTTTACTTTTTTGATTCTGCACAATAACACTATTCTTGTTTTTACCCTGACCGTGTGGGCTAATAACTTTAACAGTATCGCCAGCATCGTCTTGGTATTCTAAATCTTGGGCTAGTTCTCTTGCTTTGTTAACAACCGGTGCTTCAGGCTCTGCAGGTGCGCTAGTATCCATTTTATTTTGCTGTGTAGTAGGACTTTGACTAGGCGCGGTTGTTGGACTTTTCTGTGGCTTACTTGCGGCACTTATTTTTGCAGATGCGCCGCTTTGTTGCTGACTAGTAGGAGTGCTACTGCCTTGGCTCATGCCATACTCTGTAATTAACGCATCAACTGTGCGTATGTCCGTACCTTTCATTATTATCGCCTGTTAAGTTGTTTTAATCGTTTTGCAGTAGGGTTGAATCTCTTTGTTCTGCGGGCCTTACGAATCATGCGCTTACCGAGTTTTGCTTTAGTTCTCTTCAGCGTCATACGCTTTTTGATATCCAACGGAGCGGAACACTGACTTGGATTAGCTACAACCCTGCCGGCTCTTCGTCCACTAGTACAACGAACTGCACGTTTAATTTTGTTGCCCATACGGCGCCAAACCATTCGTGCTTCGACAATTTCTTCATCGACAAATTCATCAATTCTCATTATACAAGCATCCTATAAATTAAAGTACCTACTGTACCTATTAGTGATGTAAATGTTATTGCAACTATGCTAACAAGCCATCCTTCTATTTTATCAAATCGTTTTTTAGTGTCAGTTTTAAACTCACGTAACTCTGTAGTGATCGATTCTATGCGTAACATGTCCGCAATTATATGTGCTTCTATATTACCCGAATAACCAGTTGCCCGATCTAATTCAGTAATAGCTTCTTCTGGTAATATCTTCTTTGGCATCTTACAATAAATCCTGTTTAGTGAATTCCATGTTAATGGAACCCGTAGTGTCGATAGTGCCTGCATTTAATACAATACTATCGAGTTCGTCTGTTAATGTTGCTATAGTATGAACTGCTTCTCTTTCAAACGCAAATTTAAAAATCCAGCCTGCACCTGTTAAACTTGGTGCTCCGTAATTCTCTAATACTAAACTTCCTACTCCGCTTAACGCAACTGGTTTATTCATAATAATTGGCATTGCTCGCAATCCAATTACCTGAACAACACATTCAAAGTCCTTTTGCGTAACATCACTAAAGTTGCCTGTATGGGTAAGATCCAATGATGTATACAGTGTGTAAAATTCAATATTACCCGTAACAACTTCCTGGCTATTCATAGCTCCTGCTCTTGCTGGTAATGTCATGTGTGTCTCCTATATTACAGTATTTATCATCTTTGTAAGCAATAGATCATAAATATTTCTTATATACACACAAAGGCAGACAAACACTATGTTTCAAACATATTATGACAAACGCAATAATAGATTTATACAAGCACCACTAAGATGTGGATCATCCTACACTAACGAAATTGCTGGCAACCTAGGTTGGACAAAATTAGAAGAGTTATACAACGGATTACGAGATAACGATTACGCTGTTTTTGCTAATCAGCAAAATAGCTTCGACAAAGATCCGGTTTCTAGTGATTCAAAACACATAACTGATTTAATTAGAACTTCAATGTCTAGTCAAACTGACCCTGAGCTACAACTACATGGGTACACAATGAATATAGCATTAAGAGACCTATATGTATTCAGTCAGCCTAAATATGCAGACGCTGAAATTATATCAATTGTTCGCGATCCATGGAACAGATATCTTACTGCTAGTGAAATGATTTTAGGTACAAAATACGATGCGCCAATGCATATAACGCAAGAAGAATTAACCTTTGTAGAGAATCGCGGAGAACACCCAGGGTGGAGTGATTTTAATAATAACTACACTAACTATTCCGAAGTTGACAGGAAAATTGAACAGGTTAATAAAAATAAGATCAATGGGTTTGATTTTACGTTAAACGATTCGCATCTTGTTCCTTGTTTATCAATACAATTAGCATTCTATGCTATGTTCGACAAGTGTAAACTCGTAGTTCTAGGCGACTACACTGACTGGTTAAGAGAACACTACCCAGCCGAAGTTGGAACAAGCATACACGATGGCAATGGACGTCATAAGCGCAGTAACAGTGACACTCCTAGATTATCAAGTCAAAATAGTTACAAACGATTCCTCAGTACTAACCCGTACTATGACGAAAAGTCTGCAGAACACTTTGGCATACTACATACATTCCAAGACTTCATCTCATACGAATATGATGCATGGGATCTAATTACAAATAAACAATTACTGAGCCAACGCAATGCCGCTAAACTGTTAATGACACTAATGGACGATCCTTATTTCTTTTACAGAACACAGGAACACTACCAGTTCTTTGTCGGTGGTGCGCACCATGGATTAATTGATCGTAAAACATGGAATCCTAAAATAGTTGAGGCTTCTGCTAAAATAATATCCGAAATGGCTCAGCAATCATGGCTTAATCTCTCAAACGATTTCTTCAGCAAATAATCAAGTCAAAAAAAAGCACTCCGAAGAGTGCTTTTTAGATGTGCATAACGCACGATCCCTAAGGTAGTAAGGATTCTTTAAGTCTTAGCTAAATGTTGCAATTATTGTAGTGCCGGCGATAGCTGGTGTAGCTCCTGCGCCTTGTACTGCAATGTGACTTCCACTTACTAGACCTTCAACTGCTACAACTACGAAGCCTTCTACTTGTGCTTCTGTACATGCCGCTTCAACTGTTACTGCTGTTACGTCATCTACTTCCAAAATGTGAGTAGTTCCTACGAATCCGTTTGCCGCTCTAACTGCCGCGTTTGGGTTTGCTTGTGCCATGATATTTCTCCTAATTATTTGTCGGATACTAAAGTAAGCACCCTATGTATATATTTATCTTTTTTGTCATAAAAAAAGACAGTTAAAACTGTCTTTTTCTATTTTATGTTATTACTAACTTAGAATGCTACGTCTGCAATGACGTGCCCAGCGATATCGCCGTTTGCTAAGTTATCAGCGCCTTCGACGATGATGTTAACTGTGTCAGTTACTGGAGCACCAACTTTAAGTACTGATAAGTTCAAGTTTTGAACTGAACTTACTAATGCTGTTAGTTGTGTTGGTGATATGTTGCCTGACTGCTGTTGGAAAGACTTTAAAAATACGTCTTTGCCGATAAATTCGCCGGCTGCTGCCGCTCTACGATCTGGTTGTGCCATTATACTTCTCCTAAAATGCCGAACATTAAATGTTCTATGCTATTATTTATCATTTGTGTAAGAAAATAACCCGGGTTATTTCTGTATCTTAAATGAGTCTAAGTTCTTAGACTTACTTTTTTGCTTTGCAATAGCTGACCCAATTGTAGTACCTAGGTCTGTTGTATCTAAACCTGCAGTAGGGTTTAGCTTTTTCAATGCCTTCTTAATCGTGCCGCCATCCCCGCGGCGTAGATGACCATGTGTCTCATCACTCCATCCTGACCCTGCTCGGTCAACCGGTAATGTTTTCCCATCTGGCTTTGGCGCATCTTTACGTTGTAATTTAGCAGGTGTTGCTTGATCGTTAGTAGTGTTAGTAGCTCTATTAGCTCTACGTCTTGCAAATGCGTCTTTTCCTGATTCTGCTTTTTCTTTGCGATCAATTCGTGCATTCTCTGATGCAGTATCCCAATCCAATCCCATGTTAATATACACTTGTATTCTATTAGCGAGGTCAACATTGCCAAAGTTTCTTAGATCAATGAGTTTCTTACGATCTTCTGCAGTAACTTCTAGTATAATATCTCTTATTTTCATATTTGCTTCTTCTTACGTCCAGCGGCCCAATAACCTGCTATTGCACCGATACCTGTTCCAACTTTTTTAACAGTGTCGGGATTATTTTTAGCATACTGTGCTACTTTCTTTCCAACATATCGTCCAGCTACTGCGCCTACTGCGGCTCCTGCAAACTTCTGTGCCATGCTTGTTCTAGGAACATCGTATGCAGGCTCTGTGGTGAACTTTCTATACTTAGTCATGCTAGTCATCGGGCCTATTAATTCACTACCTCTGCCTAATGCTCTCATTGACTGTAATATTCTAGCAACTACTGTTTGCCTAGATGCAGTTTTTAAATTGCCCCAATCTGTTATATATCGTCTATACTGTTTAAACTTACTGTCTTTAATGTTAAGTTGCATTTCTAGTCTAAAAAAGAAACTCACTGCTTCATTTTTCTTGTCCGATGAGTTTGCTAATTTCTTCATAAACATTAAATGTTTACGGAAATCAAAATGCAATGTATCTAAGAAACGTATGCTTTCTCTTTTATTTTGTAGGTTTATCTTTGTTGTCTTTGGTTCTTTGAGAACATGACATAACAAATATAAGTCTGTGGCGTTAGTTCTAAACAATGAGTAACCAGCATATTGTGATGTCTTTTGTGCATACTGTTTTGCATAGTCATGTTGTACATCATCTTGTAACATCATGTACAGTACTAATGTATTTAAGTATGCTAAGTCTGCTACGTCTCTGCCAGTAAGTCGAGCCATGTTGCCAGATGATCTGTACAACCTACTCTCTGATATCTCATTGTCTATAAATTCTAAGTCCATTATGCGCCCGGTTTACCTGTGCCAAAGTTGAGTCTACTAAACTCCATACGGTCAACTAACTTAATAGCATTGCCTAATCTATCAATAGCAACAAATCCTTCACCACTTGTTGGCACAAAGTCGTCGCCTTCTTGTGCAAACGTTTGCGTTGTTTGTAAATTTGCTATCTTACGCATAACAATTATCTTTGATTTAATAAGCATCAAGTATAAGTCATATACTGCTGTAATTTCTTTTACATGTTCCTTGATAAATGCAACTGTCTTAACCATTTTTTCTATTTTAACATCTTTAGTTTTTTGCAGTTTAACTTTATCGATATCTTTTGTAGCTTTGTCTATCCATTTAACTACGAATTCTTTTGCTAGGCTTTCTGGACTACCGAAGTCTCCTGCTCTAACTTTGTTATTAACTGTGGCCTTTAATTGCTGTAGGAATTCCTTACCAACTAAATCATTACCTGTTTGTAACCAATTAAATACATCAGACCCGATCTGTTTAGTGTATGCATCTGCCGCCTTAATTGAGGATAATACTTCTGCTGACTCTTCGGCAGTCATTGTAACTGTGCCCGCTAAGTTTTTAATGTTAGCATCTGTCTGCCATACACCAGCATTACTGCCATCACCTAATCGCGATGCGTCGAATCCAAACGAAGCAGATGTATCAGCTAGTGTTGGTCCTCCGGAGTATTCCGTGTGCCATACCATTCCAATTTCAGCGGATAACATTTGCTTTGCTAAGTCGCTATCTTTTGGTACAGCATACGCAAGTGTATTAGGCTTAAACATTATGTATTGTATGCCGTCATAGCTTATTTCTTTGATGTCACCTTTCATGAACATCATATCACCTTGTGCTACAGTGTCCCAATTTAGTTTACCTAATGTTCTAAGTGCTAGTCGAAGTTTAACTCTCAAACCTTCGCCGCTGTTCTCACCGCGGTCTGCATGATTCTCTTCGATGTCTTTTTCTGTAAAGTTTAGTTTTGCTTTGCCCGCAAACACACCCTTTGTACCTACAAAAAACTTACCTGTTTGTGGATCTTTTCCGCATACTAATGCAGGTGCGCCATCCCACTTGATTGTCATATCCATTTTACTTTTGCCATGCCCGTCGAGCATCTGATGCAAACTGTATAAGTAGTCTACTGCTTCTTTAGCACCTGCATACCCTTTATTAAAGATATTGTCTTCTAGGTGTTCCATATGCGTATTCTTTGCTTCTAGTAAAAAGCTCTCACTTATTATCTTAGTTACAAGAGGCTTTGATATTTCTACAAATCTCATTTATTATATTCCTGCTAAGTCTTTCATGCGTAGTAAATCGCTCGATATAAGCCAAACACCTTCGCTAACACTCTCATCTATTCGTACAGTAATGCCAATATCACCCCATCCTAGTCCGAAAGATTCTAACATCTGTGTAAAGTACTCGTAGCTTTCTTGTTTTAGGAATCTTTCACCTTGTTTTGCCTTAGCTAAGAATACTTGTGCCGCATTACTAACATCGTAGCCTTGTTTAGCATACGCAAGTATTTGTTGCCCTGCAATAGCACCAGCGTCTTTATTGCCGTTTGCTAATTGTCCTAGCATGTCACTAACTTTCTTACCTGCCGCTGGCGGTAATTTACCACCTGGTAATTGTTTCTTGTTAGCATCTTTACCTTGTTCGCCACGTATTGCTTGTTTAGCAACTTCATATGGATCATTTTGCGTTTCACCTTTACCGCCTGGTACATGTGCTTGCTTAAATTGACCCGGAGTCTTCTCAGGCTGTGCTTGTCCAGCTGGAGCTGGTTCACCTGGAGTTGGAGCTGGTTCACCTGGAGTTGGAGCTGGTTGTCCGCCTCCCAGTGCTTTACCAATCATGCCGCCTAATCCTGCGGCTGCCGTAGCACCTGCTTTCTTTAGTATACTTGCCTTGGGGTCGCTTCGTGTTGCTTGAGCTAGTCCTGGCGTTTTACCTGTTACATAATCTTTAGCACGTTGCATCATGCCTGGCTTTTCGTTACCACCAGCTACATCTTTGCCAACTTGCTTCATTAACTCTTGCTTCATTAAGCCGATAGCCGGTACGCCTTGTGCGTTAATCCATTCTCCTTGCTCTGCACTCCAAGTATGTGGAATCTTATTAACTGACTTTTTGGTTCCATCTTTAATTTCGTTATCGCCAGCTTCAGCATTATCCATGCCTTGTTTTATTGCACCGCCCGGGGTCTTACCGTCCGCTGTAGCACCTGCAGGACTGCTTGTATTGCCTTGTGCGCTTGTTTTAGGATCACCTGGAGTACTAGTACCCGTTGGCGTAATAGGAGCGCCTGTAGCGTCATCTTTTCCGTCTTGGTTAGCATCTACTTGTGCCTGTGCTGTTGAAGTTGGTGCACCATCAGCATCACCTGGCTGTGCTGTAGGAATAGGAGCGCCGGTGGCGTCATCTTTTCCGTCTTGGTTAGCATCTACTTGTGCTACTGCTGGCTCTGCGTCTGCCTCTGGCTCTTCTTCTGGTGCTACTGCTTGAACACCTGCCGCTTTAAATGCTGTATCAACTTCATCTTTTGTTGCTCCTGCATTCTGTTGTAAGAATTTACCAACTGCATCTGAATCAGTTGGCGACTTCGCCGCTGTGTAATCTGCTTGTAGTTTTTCAGGATCAATTGCGCCCTGCGCACCTACTAATGCTGTTAATTTATTTGTGAATGCTTTTACTGGAGCACTGTTTATAATAGGCTTAATAATAGTATTTACTACAGCGCCGCCTGCTTTCTTAGCAACTGCGCCTGCTTTGCCTACTGCTGACTTATATGCGCCGCCAACTTTCTTAGCCATATCGCCTAGTGACGGTGCTTCAGACATTGTTTGTTCAACACTTTCTATTAGTTGGTATTTTTGTAAATACTCCATCCCTTCAATTATAGGCTGAGTATCTTTTACATAACTATTGTACCATTCTAGCATAGCATATACTGCTACTGCCTCGCCTACTTGCTCTACTAGTGTATCAAATTCTTCGCCAACTTCTTCTGATAGTACATTTTTCCACTCTGGGTGTACAAAACTTTGGGTTAAGTTGTCTGATACATCACCACCTACTTCGCTTTTTGCTGAGGAACTAACCTGCGATGCGATAGACTTTCTAAAAGCAGTTGCTTCTTCTGAAAACAGTCCATCTGTTCCGCCGCCGTTTTGAGCAACAATAGCATTATATTCTGCATATTCTTCTGGATTAAACAAAACGCCCATAGATGACCCAAAGTTATCAACACCCATACTAATAGTACTACCATCAACAGTTGCACTAGCAGACATCATATTCTCGTATTTTTCTGCATATTCTGGGCCTACATTGAATTTATCCATCGAATCTATAACGTCATTTTCCATGTCATCAACGAATTGAGGGAAGTACTGTTGCGCCATGATTTCATCGTCTGCGTTCATATTAGCAATGAACTGATCGATTTCTTCCATGCTCATTCCTGCGTCTTCTAACGGTGCAGTCACGTCAATTGTCTGAGTCGGTAGAGATGCAGATATTAGTTGTTCATCACCTGATACTTCTACATCTCCGAGTCCACCTAGTAAGCCACCTGCAAGGCCAGCAACAGCACCTTTAGCTAAACCTATACCTGCTGTTTTAGCAACGTCTGCAACTGTGCCGCCAGCTGCCGCCTTAATACCTGCTTCTACTACTGTTCTAAATATTGCTGTTGTACCGATAATACCTAGCATTGCTGGGCCGCCTGCGCCTGCAACACCCATACCAATAGTAATAACTGTTAGCATTAATCCTTTAAATGCCGCTACGTCTTCATCGTTTTCAATTGACTGTGCGCCTTTTTGAATAGAAGCAACAACAGCCTGCGCATTCGAGCCTGCAGGATCCGGTAACTTTGCAACCATTTTCTTTAAGCCTTCGATAGGAACTGCGCTACCTACTTTAGATAATATTGCTTTAAGTTTAGGATTGCCTGTTATCTTTGCAAATAAAGGTGTTAGCTGTGCTTGTGCTTTTTTCGCTACTTGGGCAGTGTTGCCTCCTTCGCCTCGGTTAGTAACCATGCTCTGGAATACACTTTGAATTTGTTCTGGTGCAAGTGCCGCCTCGTTGAGTTTAGAAATCTCACTAAATATTGTTTTTAGATCTTCCCTAACTGCAAGTGGTAATGCTTGATATGCATCATCTATTTGAAGGCTTTCTGTTATTAAGTTTAAGTCATTACGAATTTGATTCATCTTTATTTTCCTGTTGGCCTTCTTTAATTACTTTTCTAATGCCACGGGAAAATTTAGATGAGTCTTTTGCTCGAATACTATTCACAATCCTGTTAGATAGATCTTTAGCTATCTCAGGCGAATAGTTCTCTTCAATACGCTCAATGAGGTGAATTACACTTTCAATTAGGTGCTCTCCGCGGTTCTCTACCGCATGATTTCTGTCTCTGTCTACAGAAATAAGATTTAGTTCTTCTATAATACTGCGAGTTTTACGCACTTTTTTGCTCCCGTGTAATAGGCATAGTTGTATTTATCATTTAGAAGTCATCGTTCTTGCTTAAAAACTCTCTCATATTCATTGCCTGGGATACAGTGCTTTTATTTTCAGCATCGTCTGCTTTAATGCTGTTGTTACGCTTTAATTGATCAACTAAACTGTTAGTTGTAACAGTTAACGAATCTTCATCACCTTCTTCTAGGTCCTCGATTCTTAATGTATCTGTATCGAATTTAAGATCAACTTTGCTACCGACACCGGCACTAGAACGTGTCTTCATAAACTGTATCTGATACCTGCCACGCTCTCGCATTGCATTACTTGTAAAGATACCTATCACATTATCTGCTGTATTAATCTTACTAATGCCGCCTGCAATATGACTGTGGTCGTATTCTACTTCTTCTACTGCACTTCTGCCTAACTGCGATGCTGTTGCATGTAGTATATCACGCTCCATTGCTAAGTTACGCAATTCCTCAGATATGTATTTGTCTTTAACAAACATATTTTCTGCTGATATCCTAGCACTAATAGGCATCATTAAGTCTAAATAGTCTACCAACAATGCATCTACCTTTTCACCACACTGTATTTCATATTCACGCAAGAATGCCCTAATATCATTTGCATTAATGCCACTTGGCATTTGCTTAACACGGAACTTGCCTGCGCCTTTAGCTTTCATACGCACACGCAGATCAACATCATCCATGTTCTTCATAATCTCTCTTGTGCTGTAACCACTTACCATTGCATCGAGTCGCATACTAATAAGTTGCTCACTAAGCTCTAAACTAATATACACAACATTAAGTCCGCTTAGTGCCCAATTGACTGCTAAGTTTTGTAAGAATAAACTCTTACCACCGCCACTAGGTGCCGCAAAGATATTAATCTCGCCTCTGTTCATGCCGCCGTATAACTTCTGATCGACACCTTTCCAACCTGTGCTTGTTGCACCAGCTTGTTGCTTAATCCATTCTAGTCGCTCTTTAGGATTTTCAAAGTACTCTAGTCCTAAGTCTTTTACTAAGCCTATCTGTACAGCTTCTTTAATCTTATTTTCTACTGCACCGTAATCTTTGTTTTCAAGTAAATCAGCACTTTCTATAATAGCACTTTCAAGCGCCTTGTGCCTGCAAAAAGTTTCAAACTCATCCATAAACCAGTTCTGGTGGTCTGGTGTTACGTTTTCAATAAGTGTAATACCCTGCCCGCCAACAGCATTTAACTGCTCTAATGTGGGTACACTATTGTATTCATTGCTGTGTTGAAGCATTAAATTAACACTGCCTCTAAACTTTCTGCTAAAATAGTCAGGTGATACAATGGCCTGACAGCGAGCAAATAAGTCGTGATCGCTCATTAGAAACTGTATAAACAGTCTCTCAATATCTTCATTATAGTCTTTTATTTCGCTCATGTAATATATCCACGTGTCTGTAGTTCATTAAGTATATAGTCAGAAAACCACTTATGACCTTCTTTATTCGGATGCCCGCAAGAGTCATGTAATTCAGCTTTGCCATCTAAGTGCATAGCTTCTACAATATTGTGCGTAGGCACAGCATCGCAAAGTCGTGTTAGGGCAGGACTATAGCAGTCGTATAATTCAACTTGTGATGCTTGTTTTATCTTTTCTATATCACTGCATAATTCGTCTAGGCCTGTTATTAAATAATTAGCACCTCTACTCTCAAGATATGTTACAGCTATTAACATTTCTTTAACTTGGGTATATAATTTTTGTTTATACGATCTTGCGCCAGCAAAGTACGCAACCATTTGGCCTGCTGTTTTAGCGTCTAGATCTACATCTCTGATTGCACCTAAGTCATGTATGCCTTTTTCGCCGACTTCGTTAATTGTAGCAAACTCTTCGACAGTACTATCCACTAGTACTTCGTATCGATCAGGTGTGCTAAATTGCATAATAACAGTCCAGTCCTTTATCTCATTATCCGGTATGTGACTTAAGAATTCTATTGTAGTACGAGTAATGCGAGAACTACTTGCACCTTTTGCTCCGTGATTAAATACGTGGTCGAAGCCTAACTGCCATGGCCAAGCTCTATCATCTTTAACATCTGATATATACTTAAAATTGTTTGCCTTATATATAGTACTATTACCTTCTGTAGCATGGCCCTGTGTAAAACTGCACCCATTTGTATATAACTTCATAACATTTTACTCTGTACTTGTATTTTAACATTATTACTTGTTGCGTATTTAATAATACTTGCAACCGTTAGTAATCTACCATATTTGTTAACTGCTTCAGCGGCATCTTTAACATCTGGATGCCACGGTGGGAAACTTACTTCCCATCCTAATGTTAACGCCTGTTCTATTAAATCTTTACCTGGTTTATCTCTGTCTGGGCATAGTATAACACGCTTGCCTAATTTGTCAATTAAATGCGCTTGCTCCGGAGTCACTGTATTGCCTTGTACAGCAACACCATCTACTAATATTGCATCAAAAATACCTTCTGTTACAATAACTATTTCTCGTTCTGTTCCTGCAAATGCATCTACGTTAAACACATACCCACTCGGTACATTGTTTAAATATTTAGGCGTGTTCTTATCAGGTGGTGCAATATGTCTGCCTGTCCATCCTATTATTTCTCCGTTGTATGTAAACGGTACTATAACTCTTTTCTTGTTAACAAAGTCTGAGAAGTGTAGTAACGGATATACTCCTAATATGCCTCGGGCCCTTGCATACTCTTTTAACAAGTGCCCATCTTCTAAGCTGTCTATAGTTTGCACATCACCTGGTAATTCAACTGTGTCGAACTTGCTAAAACTGTATACATACTCTGTGCTTTCAGTATCTTGCAAATCTTCGCTATGTTTTAGCAACTCCATTTGTACAGTGTGTATTTCTGCCGATGTTGCACCTAGTTTATCTACTAAGTCTCTATACTTCTTTCCCATGTGAGGATTAGGAGACCAACCTGTGGTATGCCCACAGTTAAAACAGTTAAAGCTAATCTTAGGGCCGCTAGTAATAACACCTGCACGTTTACGATTGTCAGTGCATATTGGGCAATTGAATGTAACCCACCCACTAGGAGTACGGTTGTTACGCACCGGCAAATTATCTATCAATAAGCGGTGTACTTGTTCTACTATAGTATCCACAGTCATGCGCTTATTATAGCATTCTTAATACGTTAAGTCAATATGTTTTTTTAGTTTCTTACGAGTACGCTTGCAATAGTACTGTCAGCGTTATCAGGATAGCTTACTAGTCTAATCCAGTTAGCATTTACCGAATATGTCTTATGTATGATAGCACTCGATGCACCTGTGATTGCAATTTTAGCACTTAGATCAAACCAGTCATCACTAGTAGCATCGCTGTTTGGTGTAGTTGGTAAACAACTTGCTTGTATCTTGACATTACCGGTATATGTTGTTGGATAGATTGCAATACTATGTTTGGCATCCTGGAAGTTTCTGTCCAAGTTACCAAAGAATGCACTTGATACAAATACATTGCTGGCTACTTCAGTTAACGTTGTATCTGTTTGAGTTGGGACTGGATCAAATACTGCTTGCCCGGATATTTCTATATCAAAACAAACATCGTTATTTTGACTAGAGTACACTGGCATATCAGCACTTGTATCATTTGTTCGTGTGATGTAAACCTTATACAAACCTACATCAATGTTTTGTAAGTCACCTGCTGTTAAATATAGATGGACAATGCCTACGTTACTAGAGTTTTCTAAACGCTTTGTTAGCATTCTACTTTTAGTACTAGGGTTAACAAAGTATGCTACTAGGTTGTCTGCAAAGACATTCTGCAGTTTCCTGTCTCTGTTTCTAATATTAAAGTTGATTGTATTAGTCAATCCTTTGTGTGCAATTAGCGAGTTATTGTTCATTGGTCTGTTATCCACGTATAGGTTGTCGGCGGTAACCACGAGGTCAACGTTGTTATCGTACAAAAAGAGACGGTTATCACCATAGTTCATATAAATTTACCTTTCTAGTGTACTATTTATCTTTATGAAAGGTAAATATCGTTATGCAAGAAATCGACCAAGACAAGTTCCCTTTCTTAACAGGCATCACTTACGCAAAGTCAGAATATTACGGAATAGTTGTTAACTACGACAACAACATTCTTACAATGTATGACTTATCTAAGATGCCTGATTTAGACACCAGAAAACTATTCATCCTTCTAGGAGAAACATGGTGGTGGGAGTCTAATCGAATGTTACCAATTGATGTATTCTTACACATCGAAATGAGACCATTTCAGCGTTATCTAACAACAGTTGTTATGAAAGATGTAGAGCATCTATTTGGCCCAATGACTACGTTGCAGAATATGCTAAAGAAACGCATTAAGCGTAGAGGCATTCAGCTAGTTAAGAAAACTGACTAACCAGCGTGTTGTTGTCCGGACATTTCTACTAATCTATTTAATTGTACTACAATTGCTGTAGCAAATGCAATAGCATGCGCTTTCTTAAAATAGTATTCATCACTAGTAGGCTTTACCCAAACAGTCTTTTCAATCTCATCAAACGGCTTGCCCATTAAGTGTTTCTTGCCAGGTCTTATAATAGCAAGTATCATTGCTAGTTGCTCAACTGTAGTCGGCTTATATGCTTGCAATACAGTTAAGTAGTTACTTACATGATACAACTGCTCTACAACTTCTGCATGTTCTAATAAGTCCCACAGCGGTTCCATTGCAAGTAATCTATCAAGGTGAGCCTCATCATGTATACTAGTGTATACGCTGTTGTTGAGGAAGTCTACTTTAAACCAGCCGTCTACTTCTGCTTGCTTATGATCTATTGTACTATATTGTTCTAGTGGAAACTTTGGAATACTCTGAAAATACACACCAGTGTTGTGCTTTGTGAAATTGTCATCACGTTTAATGCTTGCAACAGTATGCTTAGACAACTTAAGAAAGTCATCCCTGTTAGCCATATCAATGTCTACATCAAAATCAAACTTCATTAAAATTTACTCTTTGGCTTGTTTGGCGCTTTTGACTTTTTCAGTTTGTTTTGCATATTTCTTGCTAAGTTAGTAATTGTAAAGTTACAACCAATGCTGTAACGTACACTGTTGCCTAGTATAGGCGTTGTGTAGTGCATTAAACTAGCAGGGAATATATACATGTATCCTTGCTCCGGCTGTATTGATATAGACTTTTTACCAAAGCCATTCTTATCTGTATCGC